GGGCAGCGGCAAGGCTCCGCCAGAGAACGCCGTGGAACTGTTGCCGCTATCGCCCAACACAAAGCGCAAGCTCGTGGAGCGGCTGACGAAGCCGGGACGGGAGTACCTGAAGAAGAAGGGCGCCTGAAATGGGCAGGCTGGCTACTGAGGCCGATCTTCTGGCGCATGGGCTGCTAGTATTGACCGCGCAAGATCGAGAATTTTATCGGCCTGCATGTGAAGACCAATACGAGCCGCCCCGGCGTGAAGGACCAGACACAGACCTTCTGGTCTGGAGGCAAGGCCAATGGTGGATCGAGGAAGAATGTGAACCTCACTCAGCGGGCGCTTGTCCGCCGCGAGCGAGTAGCCATTCGCAAGTGAAGAAGTCCTAGCGGCGCTCAGCATCATCGCCACTACCGAACCGATCTCGTCGGCCAGCATCGCTACCTCGGCCTTTTGCTTGTTATGGGCCGTGAGAGTTATGCGAACGAGACCGTCCTTTTCCGGCACGCACTCAATTTCAGCCTCGCCGACAACGTAACGCATCACCAGCCCTCCCAAGCCGCGCGTAGCCTAACCCACAACCGCCACTCCCACCAAGAGCCGTCCTACCGGGCGGCTTTTTGCATTTCAGGACATGCCATGGCAGCCATCTTCACCCTGCCGCGCTCGGTGCTTCTCGACGCGGACGGCAATCCAATCTCTGGCGGGTCGGTATCGTTCTACGACGCGGGCACGACCACGCCGAGGGCGGTCTATTCCGACGCCGGCCTGACGACGCCGATCAGCCAGCCGGTCACGGCCGACAGTGCGGGCCGGCTGCCGCTGATCTACATGACGACCGGCAGCTTCAAGATCGTCGTTGCCGATGCCGACGCGGTGACGGTCTACACCGCCGACAATCTCGACTCCGGTGTTCCGGCCGGCTCCGGTGCGTTGGCGGTCAGTGCCGGCGGCACAGGCGCCACGACCGCATCGGGAGCGCGGACCAGCCTCGGGGCTGCGGCGCAATCCGACCTCGATACGCTGTCCTCTGCGGTCAGTTCCATCCAGGGGCAGATCACCGACGTTGGCGGGACGCTCGGTGACATAGCCGGGCTGGACACGATCACGCGCGACTATCTCGGCTCCGGCTTTGGCGTCGTCGCGGCGCAGGACACCATCGTCAACTCTACGGCCAACGTAGTGACGTGCAGCGGCACCATCCCCTACGACAATTCGATCCCGGACATTTCGGAGGGGACGCAAATCCTCTCCGGGTCATTTACGCCGGCTTCCGCATCCTCGGTCCTTGAGATCGAGGCGCTGTGCTTCGCCTCGCTCTCGGCCGCGCAGAATGCGGCTATCGCGCTGTTCAAGGACACCGACGCCTCCGCGATCGCGGCGGCATGGCATCGCTACGACTCGGGGAACATGCAGGCCATCCTGCTCCGTCACCGGATGGCCTCGTGGGGCACCACGCCCTCCACCTTGCAGATACGCGGCGGAGGCGCTTCCGGCACCCTCTACGTCAACGGCAACGCGTCCGGCACGCGGCTCGGGGGCGGGGTGCTGCTCGCGTACCTCCGCGTAGTCGAAAAGCTCGTTTTCTAGAGGCTGACCGATGGTCGCAATTGCCAACCTCGTGCACCAATCCTCGTCTTCGACGGGGACGGGAGATTTCACGCTCGCCTCGGTCAACGGCAAGCAGACGTTCAGCGATGCCTTTGGCACGGGTGGATCGGAGGCGTTCTTCTACTTTATCAGCAACCGCGGCGCGGCCGAATACGAATGGGGCCTCGGGCACATGTCCGACGCCACCACGCTTGTCCGCGACACGGTGCAGGGCGGCACCAATGGCACGTCGCCGGTCAGCTTCTCGGCCGGCACGAAGGACGTAACCAATGCCCTCCCGGTCGATGAGATATTGCGGCTGAGCGACTACTATACGAAGTCGGCGGCCGACGCTGCGTTTCAGCCGCTCGATGCCGACCTGACCTCGCTCGCCGCACTTGGCTCGGCCGCCGACAAGATCGCATACACGACCGGCGCGCATACATGGGCGGAAGCGGCCCTGACGAGCACGGCACGGAATCTGCTGGACGACACCAGCACAAGCGCCATGCGGACCACGCTCGGCCTCGTCATTGGGACCGACGTGCAGGCGCATGATGCGGACCTTGATGCGTTCGCCGGTGTTTCGTCCAACGGGCTTATCGCGCGGACAGGAGCGGGAACGGCGGCGGCTCGATCAATTGCCGCCGGAGCCGGCATTTCCGTCAGCAACGGCGACGCTGCATCCGGCAACCCGACGGTCGCCGCCGACATAGGCAAGCAGTCGATTTGGATTCCCGCCGGCGCGATGATCCCCTTCGTGACCAATGGGGCGGCGGCCGGCCTAGTGGAACTATCCACGAACAAATGGCCGCTCTCGACTCTCGACTTCGACACCACGACGCAAGAGTTCGCCGGCTTCTGCGTCCGGATGCCGAAGTCCTGGAACGAGGGCACCGTGACCTTCGTGCCGGTCTGGTCGCACGCCAGCACCACCACGAATTTCGGCGTCGTCTGGGGGCTCGATGCGGTTGCCATCTCCGATGACGATGCGGGCGATGCCGCTTTCGGCACAGCGCAGACCTCGACTGACACGGGCGGCACCACGAACGATATCTATCAGGGGCCGGAGAGCAACGCGATCACCATTGCTGGTAGCCCGGCGGCGGGAGACCTGGTGCAGTTCCGCATCCACCGTGATCCGAGCAACGGCTCCGACACGATGGCGATCGATGCCCGGCTGATCGGCGTCCTCCTCCTCTACACGATCGACACGCTGAAGGACGATTGAGCATGACCACCTATGTCCAGGTCCGGCTTGCCGACAATGCGGTCGGGGAGGAACGGGAGTTCAACGACGCTCCGCCGGATACATCCCGGAAGGGCTTCGTCTGGCTCCCATTGGCGGTGACCGACCCTGCCTTCGATCCGGCGACGCAAGTCCGCTCAGGCCCGGTCGATACCGTCGGCAAGGATTCGGTGAGCCGGGTATGGACCGTGCGCGATATGACCTCCGACGAACTGGATGCGGTGAAAGGTGCGACCGTCGATGCGTTGGACATCCTGCAACTGAAGATCGCGTTCAACCATGAGAACCGCATCCGCGCGCTGGAGGGGAAGCCCGCGGCGAGCGCGGCGCAGTTCAAGACCGCGTTGAAGGCGCTGCTCTAATGCTGGCGATGACACAGCTCGCGGGGTTTGGGGGGCGCCGCCCCGCCGTCAAAACTAGCACGGGGTTTACGCTTGGCGGCACGGCGGCGAACAATGCCGACGCCGGCGATGTGGCATGGACCAATGCCAGCAACGTGCTGACGGCCTCGGATGGCACCTACGCGACCGATGGTGGTCTATTCAATAATTCCACCCAGTATTTGCATGTCACGAACTTCGGCTTCGCAATCCCAACCAGCGCCATTATTCTTGGGGTTACGGCGAGGCTCCGTAAATTCGGAGGCAATTCGAGCAATCCTAACATTGTTGATCATACCATCCAGCTCATTTCTGGCGGCTCGCGGTCGGGGAGCAACAAGGCCGACACGACGACCAAGTGGCAGCTCAATTCACCGAAGACCGTTGATTATGGCGGAGCGACTGATCTTTGGGGGCTGATGCTGACTCCGACGATCATCAACGCTTCGAATTTCGGCATTGCTGTTCGCGCCCAGGATCCGACCTTCGGCTCGGACACACCGCGAGTGTGCTACGTCCAATTGGACATAGCCTATCAAAATTGATCGCGCACTAGCCCGCCACCCACCTCACCAGTTCATACACCCCATACCCCACAAGCACGAAGGCGAGGATCAGTCCCTCGGCTAGTCGGCGCTCGATGAACGGGCTCATGACCCAACCTACCACGAGCCCCCGCCGGGGGCTTTGCATTTCCGGGAGACCGGAAACCGCCTCGGCAATGGCGCCGGAGCACAATCGAAAGGTGAACCAAGAATGGCATCCGTAGACAGCACGTCCGACGCGCGCACGGTCAACAACACCATGCGCCACGCCTATCGTGTCCTGAGCGACGCTGAAAAGGCGAACATGCAGGCGATCAAGGATCAGGGCCTCGCCTTCCATGACTTCGTTGCGAGCCTCGGCAACAGCCGGGAATTGTCGCTCGCCAAGACGAAGATCGAGGAAGCCGTCATGTGGGCAGTGAAGCACATCACCGCCTGATCCTCACCATCACCGTCATCTCGGAAGGGGCGCCACCACGGCGCCCTTTCCGCTTTCAGGGGCCCCACATGAAAACCTCGCAGCGCGGGATCAACGACCTGATCCTGTCGGAAGGTCTTGAGACCACCGCCTATCGGGATACCAAGGGCGTCTGGACCATCGGTGTCGGGCATACCGCCGCCGCCGGCCCTCCTTCTCCCAAGGCCGGCATGGTCATCACCCGGCAGGGGGCTATCGACCTTTTGACCACCGATCTCGCCAAATACGAGGCGGCGGTCAACAAGGTGCTCCCGAACGTCCCGCAGCACGTGTTCGACGGGGCGGTGAGCTTTCACTTCAACACCGGGGCGATCGCGCGGGCGTCATGGCCGAGGCTCTACAAGTCCGGCGACCTGAAGGACGCGCGGGCCTCGTTCCTCACATGGAACAAGCCGCCGGAGATCGTCAAGCGCCGAAGGCGGGAAGCTGCGCTGATCTTCGACGGGATATACGCCACGAAGGCAGTAGCGGAGCCCGTGGAGCCGGTTGCGCCCGCCCCGAGCCCTCCACCCCCGGACATACCCAAAGAGCCGCCAGCGGCCGTCCCTGAGTCATCCAGCCCTGTCTCTGGCGGCACCGTAGCCGGCACCATTGCTGCCGGGGGCATCCTCACCACCATCGCGGCGGCAGTTGACCGCTGGCAGGCATGGCTCGCCCTCGGGGCGCTCATCGCCGTTGTCGCCGCCATCTTGATCCTCGCCCGCCGGAAGGGCTGACATGGCCCGCTACCGCAAGGAAGCGTCGGTCGATGGCGGCTGGTCACGATGGGTCCAGCCGATCCGGCGTAGCTACAAGTTCTGCTGCTGCGACTGCGGCCTCGTCCACAACATGGATTTCCGGGTCCGCAAGGGGCGGGCGCAGTTCCGCGCCTCCCGCAACAACCGCTCCACTGCGCAAGTTCGCAGGCACATGAAGAAGGAAACCTGAAATGACCCTCGTTCTGATCCTGGTCACGCTCGCCATTGTCGGCTGGCTGATCGTCACCACGTACCTCAACTACCGCAAGGCAACCGGCACGGTATGGCAGCGGCTGCTCTCGGCCGCCGACGATTCCGCCACCCTCCTGTGGTCCAAGTTCATGCTGCTCATCAGTGCGCTCACGGGCGTCCTGACCAATGCGGCGGACTACTTCGGTGATCCCGGCCTGTCGGCCGCCATCAAGGACGTGCTCCAACCGCAGTATGTGGCCTATTTCGCCATTTTCGTGACCTTCATCACGATCTGGGCTCGCCACCGGGATGTGAAGTAGATGCTCGCGTGGCTTGCCAGCCTCGGCATCGGCTCCATCGCCAAGCAGCTCATTGCTGCCTATGCCCAGAAGGCCGACGCCAAGACGGAACAGGAGCGGATAGCGGCTGACGAGCGTATCCGCACGCTCGAGGCGAGGGCGAAGGCGCAGCGGCCGGTCGATGCCCTGATCCGCGTCCTGTTCGCCCTCCCGGTCGCTCTCTACTTCGGGAAGCTGTTCCTTTGGGACAAGGTGCTCGGCTGGGGTGCGACCGATCCTCTTTCCGCAGACCTGAGAACCGTCGCCATGACGATCATCGGCTTCTACTTCGTCACGGCGCTGGTGCGGTGAGATGAGCAGCGAGCGCGAGATCGGTGAACTGTGTGCCCGCGTAGATGCGCTGGAAAAGACCGTCGAGCGCATGGACGAAAAGCTGACCGAAGTGCGGGACACGCTGCTCCGCGCAGAAGGTAGTTGGCGCTTCATGCTCGGCCTGTTCGGCTTTGGCGTGGCGCTGGGCGGCCTGATTGCCGCTCTCGGTGTTTGGCTCTGGCCGCGTACCTAAGAACCTCCCCAACCCAAAGGACACTCCCATGAAACTGCTCATCGTGGCCTCGGCCGCGCTCGCTCTGCTTTGCTCTCCCGTGGCCGCCCAGATGGGCAAGCACCCCGGCGCAAGGGCCCCGATCGATCCCGGCGAGAACGTGAAGGTGCCGCCCGGCCATACCGGCTATGACAAGCTCATCATCGCCAGCCCGAATGTCGGTGCCCCGACCGAGCTCCCCGTTGACGGCAAGAAGCGCCTCGCCTGCGAAAGCCTCGCCCAGATTCAGGAAATATTCGGTCAGCCGACGATCGACGCCGCCAATCTCGCCCTTGCGTCCCATATGGCGGCCCGTGTCTGCGCTGCTTCGACGTGGAGCGCCGGCAAGGTCATCGAGGCCGTCAAGATCGAATATCCCTGGAATTTTTCCAGCGGTGAGCACCCGGATATCTACGCCCTGCATGTCGTCTTCGCATCGGGGAACAGCTTCTGGGTAGTCTGGTTTGCCCCCGATGCTCCGACCTCGTAGGGGGCGGCTGTCTGCCTTGGCGGACTGGCTCCTGCTGCTCGCCCTCGTGGCCTGCGTCATGCTCTATGGGCTGGCGCTGTCGGTTTGGCTGGTGCCGGCCCTATAGTAGCCCGCGAGGGCTCTATGCGCCGGTACCAGACCACATCCGCCACTCTCGGCCAGATCGCAACCGACAGAACCGATCCCGACTGGGCCTGGTTCTATTGCGACACGTCCGACTGCACGCACCACGCCGCCATCCGGTTCAAGACGCTGGCGGAAAGGTATGGCGCGGAGACCCGTTGGGACGACATGCTTGCCCGGATGCGCTGCACGAAATGCGGTCATCGTGGAGCCACGTCTCGCCACCCAAGCCACGACGTGAATACGCAGGGCTGGGAGCGGTTCCCGGGGTGAAAGTGGTGGGCGATACAGGGATTGAACCTGTGACCTTCCCCGTGTGAAGGGGACGCTCTCCCACTGAGCTAATCGCCCGACAGGTTCATCAGAACCCGTTGGTAGTGCCTAAGTCCTTGTTCCGTAACGTCAGCACTCTCTTGTGTGAACAGAGCGACCCCGGTCATCTTCGCGCCTTGTGCGCGCAATGTTCCCAGAAGGTTCACGCTGTCAGAGCGTTTTCGCGCCCTCCGCGCTGGCCTACAGGTTCAAATGAACCTGGGAACACTCCGCATTTTTCACCGCGCGAACTTGCCGAACTCTAGAGCCTTCGCTGCCCGACGAAGATGCTTGGGCGAGTAGCGGGCATAGACCCGTTCGGTGATGCGGCTGTCGGCGTGTCCGAGGAACTGGGCGATCTCCGACATCGGCCTCCCGTCCTCAGCCATCCACACGGCTGCGGTGTGGCGGAAGACATGCGGCGTCACTCCCGCGATCTTCGCTCTGACAGCCGCGTTCTCTATTCCCTTTCGAACCGAGCGTACGGGCTCGCCCGCCCATTCGATCACGAACTTGGTGCGGGCGCCTTTCTTCGCTTCCTGCAATGCCGCGCGGAGGATGTTGTTGATCGGAACTGTTGCCCGCCCTTTCCGACGCGATGCCAACTCGTCTTTGTGCAGCCGGATTTGCCCTTTCGCCAAGTCCACCTGCTCCCAGGTCAGATCAAGGAGCGCGGATCGCCGGGCCGCCGTCGCAATGGCGAGGATAATGAATAGGCGGACATGCGGCATGGTTGCCGCTGCCAGCAGCTTCTCCGCTTCCTTCTTGGTGAGGTACCGATTCTTGGGATCAGGCTTTGTCGGTCGCACGATGGCAGAGGCGCGGGATATAAGCTGGGTCTTTTCCGCCCATTTCAACGCCGTCCGAAGGTGCCCCAGCTCCGTCCAGATCGTGCCGTCCTTGCGCCCCGCCGATCGGCGCTTCTCGGCATAGTCTAGGCAGGTCTTCTCGGTAATGCGGGTCGGGTCCATATCCCCGAAATGAGCGATGACCGACTTTCGTTCAAAGCCCATCGTGGTGGCGATAGGACGGCCTGCCATGGCCGCCGCAAAGCCGTCCCAAACAATGGCTACGGTCGTCCTCTCCGGGCGCTCATATTCGGCTTTCAGCCGCTCGAATTGCTCGGCCGCCTCGGTCGCGTTAGCCGCAGGAATCTGACGGCGTCCGATCCGCTCTCCGTCCTCATATGTGGCGAAGGCCCATCCGCCGCGGAACTTTTGGAGGGTGTAGGAGCGCATTCAAAAGCCTCGACCGCCGAGAGAGGGATTCGAAGCAGCTTACCGCCGAGCCGAAAGCCCTCCAACCGGCCTGTGGATATCAACCGACGAACATGGGACGGAGAGCACTTCCACAAGGAAGCAACTTCCTCTGGCGTGAAGACGCGGGCGAGGTCTGTCATCCCTTTCCCCCGTCTCCTGAGGGGGGATTGGCAATCGGGGGCCAGTATTCAACGACGATGTACCAAGTGCCGTCCCACCGCTCGAAATCGACACCGCGGACCCGCCGGCCTTTCCAATTCTTGCCGGGCTCCATGCGCGGCCGCACCCGGTATCGGCAATCGAAGTCGTCGGCACTTCCCGTTTGATCGTCCGGATGGCACCACGGCACGTTCAGGTGGACGTCGCGCGGGGCCTCGTCAGAGCCACATATGTGCAGCATAATCGAGGACTGCGTGCGGGGCTCCGCTCTCGAAAGATCGAGGCCCGTCCAGGACGGGTCTGTCGCGCGAACCTTGTAGCCGAGCACTGTGACCGTTGCCGGCTCGACCTTGATCCGCTCGATTATCGGCCTCTCACCCATCGCCCCCTCCAGCATCGGGAGAGGGGGAGGCGTCCTGCCTCACGATGGAGTTGACGAGCTCGATGCGCCTCCCGAACCAGCGCATGACGTTCACCGCCATGGAGTTCCCGAGGGCCTTGTAGCGGGGGCCGTCCGCCGCCGGCTTCCCGCGATACGGGATCAGCGTGTAGTCGTCGGGGAAGCCCTGCAATCGCTCGCATTCGCGGGGGGTGAGGCGACGGACGGCCCATTGGCTTGCGACGACCGTGCTTTCCCTGGCACCACCGCCGCCGCCCTCGTCTCCCTTCCGAATCGTCGCCGATGCGTCAGCGCCATCCCACCAGCCCTGTCCCGTGTTGTTGAACGCGATCAGGTTGTCGTCGTCTTCCTGCCGCCGGCCGGCATAGCCGCCCCTGCCCGCACTCTCCGCGCCTCGGGTGAGGGTCTTGGCGACAACGGGGACCAGCGGCGTCCCGCGCCCCGTTCCGTCCTCGCTCGCATCGAAGCCGTCCGCTCGCAGCGCGTGCGCGATCACGGTCTCGGTCTCGTAATCCTGCCTGCCCATGCCGCCGGCATTGAGGCAGTGGGCAACGTCGCCGGTCGAAGGAATCAAAGCGTGCGGCTTGTCTCCGCCGCCGGTGGAGGCACGCAGCGTCTCGGCCAGTTCATCGCCTAGCTCTGCGGTGCCGCCGCCTTCCCGGCCACGGAGCGCAACGCTGCGTGCAGTTGAGCCGGCAGTTCCTTTCCCCGCTTCTCGGCGCGGCGGAGGATTCCCCGACAGGCTTTCGGGCTCAAATAATACCGCTGCGGCACGTCGCCAGTCTCCAAGACATCCGACAACGAAGACACGCCGCCGCCGCTGGGGGACGGCTCGTCCAAAGCCGTCCACTCGCACGTATTGAGCGTCGAGGACCCGATAGCCCCACCCATACCCGAGTTCTGCCACCCCCCCGAGGAAGGCTCCAAACGCCCGTCCGCCGTCGACCGACAGGACACCGGGGACGTTTTCCCAAACGACGATCCGGGGATGGTACCGATCAACGATTCCAAGAAAAGTGAGAGCGAGGTTCCCTCGTGGGTCAGAAAGGCCCTTACGCAATCCCGCGACAGAAAAGGCTTGGCAGGGTGTTCCGCCAACGAGAACATCGACATCTGCATCCGGCCATTCCTTGAAGCGGGTCATGTCGCCGAAGTTGGGCGGCGCATTGCCAGACCAGGGCTGGCCAGGAAGGTTCGATCCGTGGTGATGGGCGAGCACGGCGGAGGGGAACGCCTCGATCTCGGCGAAGCCGACCGGCGACCACATGAGCGGAGCCCATGCGACCGAGGCGGCCTCGATGCCCGAGCAGACCGAGAGATAGCGGAGAGGCGCCGTCATCCGTCCTGCCTCACGGACTGAGGAGGAAGGGGAAGGGGCATCGGGCGCCAGTGGGTGGGCTGGCCGAGCATGTAGTGCACCCAGCCGCCGCCGTTGAAGGTCGTCCATCTCAGGATGTCAAAGTTTCGCTCTGCGTATTCCTCGCGTCCGTAGAGGCCATGCGGATACCAAAGCATCCACGCCAAGATTGGCGTCCCATCCATCGGTGCGGGATGCTCCGGGTCGTCGATCTCGTACCAGATGTCCTGTTCGCGGAGGGCGGCGGCGAAAAACTCTGAAAGGCCACCCGGGCCTCGAATGCCGGAAATGGGGCTTCGCTCCCATTCATCGACAATGCGCCGCGCCTTCTCCTCGTACCTGTCAGCCATGGGGGTGCTCATCGTCGTCGAGGAAGTATCCCGGTCCATCCTCGAAATCGGGGAAGCCGCACTGCCGGCATGTCATCGGCGGTTCATAGCCGTTCTCGTCCATGTTCCACGGCGCAGCAATGTGATAGCCGCAGGCGGAGCACCAGAGGCCGTGCTCGTTCTCGTCCCAAGGATGCTCACCCACCGTCCTGCTCCTGGGATTCTAGAGCGCGGAGGCCATTGGCGTTGATCAGGTCAGCGATCTGCTTCGTCAGTGCCTCGGTCTGCTGCCGGTCAATGCCCTGTGTGGTCCCGCGCAGAGACAGGATGAACCGAGCCGCGCCCTTTTCATCAAGCAGTGTGACGCCGCCGCCAACGATGCTCGAATACGGAACGACCTTCGCTCGTAGCTTCATGGCCGCCTCGTCTCTTTGATGATGCCGAGAAGGAAATCAGCCGACACGTCGAGCGCGATGACGAGGCTGCGGAGGTTGTCGACACTCGGCTGGCGGGCACCGCCTTCGTAGTGCGCGAGTTGGGCTTGATCGATGCCGGACAAGCGAGCCAGCGCGATCTGTGAGAGGTCCCGTCGCTCGCGCGCGACGCGGAGACGTTCCGCAAACGTGGCCCTAGCCATTCCCGCCCTCCGTCTTCCCCAGGGCGTGACGGCCGGCGGGGGCATACGAGCGCCGACCTTCGGTCATTACGCGCTCAAGCGGCCATTTTTCGAGCCGCTTTTGAAATGACTGTCGCGTGATCCCGAGCTCGGATGCCCAGTCCGCCGCGCACATTGTGCGGCCGTCATATTCGATGAAGAGATTCGATCGCCGATTGCGCGCCTGTTCTCGGGTAGTGGCCCACCTGACATTGCCAGGCTCGTAGTTACCGAAGCTATCAATGCGATCGATTTGGTGGCCGAGTGACGGCCGTGGACCTATGTGCTCGCAAAATCGGGCGAAGCCCTCCGGTCCTATCCACGCCGGGAACACGGTGATGCCGGCACCGCCGTACTTATGAAAGCCAGTGTAACTCGGTTTGGTGCATCGGCTTACCATTGATGACCACGGGGCATATTCCGGGCGGTCCGTCAGCTTCACATCGCCGGTCATGGCGCGCCCGCTTTCAGTTGGGCCATGATCTGCTTGACCCGCTCGCGATCCAGCCAGACAACGAGGCCGAGCTTCGCCATGCCGTCGAAGCCCCTGATGGGCTGCTCCGTGCCGAAGGTGATCTTCGTCACCCCGTTTTTCATGTTGAGCGTTTCGGTGCAGTGGTCGAGGATCTGGAATTCGACCTTGTCGTCGCCATAGGCGGTGATCAGCGCCGAGAGAGGAATCGGCTTGCTCATGAGGAGACCTTCAACGAGTAGGAAAGGCCGTCATCACGAAACGCGTCACCTTCGCAGAGGAACGGCAAGCGCGCCTCTTGCCGATCAACGGATACAGTCGGGTGATGCGGCGTGAGGCCGAATGACAATCCGCGAAATTGGGCGGGTTTGCCGCAGTCGGTGCAGACGATGGTGAGGTCGGCATACTTCATGCCCGTGTCTTCGATCCGAGCGACCTTAACGTCCGCCGCGAAATTGAAGTGTGGGCATATGTGGGTCGCGCTCATTTCGCCCCCGCCTGGTCTGCCGACAGGGCGGCGCGGGCGAACCAGACGTGCTCGGTAGACTGCAAGAGGCCCGTGTCCCGCAAAAGCCAGCATCGGGCGATCTCGGCATCCTCGAATCTGGCGAAGCGGATGGCGTCATTGGCGTTGGCCGTGAAAACAGGGGCATCAGTGTGCCGACCGTCCCACCATGTGCTTCGCGCGGTTTCGATGAGCCATGCGCGCTCCCCATCGCCTACCGGCTGCTGCTTGAGGGCGGCGAGTTCGGCTTTGGCCTTCTCGGCGCGGGCACGCCACATGGCTTTTTCGAGCGACAGGTTGCGTAGGATATTGGCTGCATCCGCGACGCAACTCTGATCCGGGGGCTCCGCCAGCTCGACCGCTTCATCAAAGTTGGCGGCGATTTGTTCGATGTCGCCGTCGACCAATGCCTCCGGCTCGGCCGGCTGAGAGGCGAGGGAGCGGAGAACTTGCGCCGTCTCGCGAAGATGCAAGGCCAGCCCCTTCATCCAGCCAGCATCATCGGTCTTGGTGCGATCGGCAAATGCCTCGACGCCATCGGCATAAATAAGCGATGCGCCAGCCATTGCCTCCGCTGACGTATCCACGGCGGGCGCCTTCGGATCGGTGCTCATGGCTTTGTTTCCGGGTTGAGGGCTCTGATGGCGGCGGCGATACGATCTAGCGCGCTACTGAAACCCGCGAGCCATGGGTCCCAACTGCCGGTCTCATCGTCCTTGGCTTGGATTTCGGCCGGCTCTCCAGAAATGGGCTCCGCCACCTTCGCCGCCTCCTCCAGCCCGGAGCGACGGGCCTCGGAAACAGCTCTCTCATACGCGGTGGCAAGGTCTTGCAAGTCGGCCCGATCCGGAGCGATCCCAAACTGGCGAATGCCGGCAAGGATGACATAGAAGTCGGGGACCGAGATCGCCCGCCCCGAGTCATCGTCCGAGGCGGGCGGGGCTACATGCGGCCTAGCGTCTCGTTCCTCTGCCTCAAGGCGCTGGAGGAGAGAGCGGGCCGCGCGAGCGTCGCCAAGGCTGATACCCCTGCCATCTCCGCCGCTCTGCTTCCAGATGAAGGACTCATCGGTGAACAAACGAGAACGCTGTTCTCCATCGAATACGTCAGCCGCTTGAGCGAACGGCCGCAGCACCGCCGCGATCTCTTCGTATGTGGGGCGGGAGGTCATTGGCGGATCGCATCCCGCTCGTCAATGACGAGCCTGCGGACATCGCGGTACCGGCGCCGGGCCTCCGCGCGCGTGCGGAAAAGCGCAGGGCGCCACATGTGGTCGGCATCGTAATTGTCTTTCGAAGGGAGGTAATCGAGGTGGCCGTCCACGAAGCCGGCCCATACGACTACGCAATGATCTTCCATCTTCAAGCCGCCTCTTCTGTCAGGTGTGATTGGGGGACGCCGATCATGTCCGCGACGATTTCCATGATCGCGGTCTTGCTGGCCTGGAACCGCTCGCGGCCCATGGCTTTCCACGACTGGCTCTCAGCGCGGCGGACGACCACCGCCGATCCGCGAACCTCGACCAGTGCGAATTCGTCAAGGAAGCGACACGTCGCCGCTACACGCTCGGCCGCCGCGCGGGAACCGGCATCGGTGATGATCTCCGAGCAGAACCCGGCGGCGATCAGCGCGCGCTTGCGCAGATGCTCCGGCGAGGGATATGCGGGCGCCAGGTGTTCCGGCAGATTGTCCCATGCCGTCTTGAGCCACGCGAATTCGTGACGGTGCGAGGCCATGGAGCGGTCCTCGAGCTCGACCATGCGATATCGCTGGCCGATGACGAATTCAGTGTCGGCCAGCTTCTCTTGGCCGCGAACCGGGTGGAGGGATTCGCCATCCCACTGCATGAGGACCGGCTTCATGCTGCGGCCCTCGTGCCGAGCGCCGCGATGCGCGCCAGCTTGTGATCGACCTCGGCGAGGAACGTCTCAACGTCGCGCTCCAGTTCGCCGATGAACTTCTCATCGCGGGGAATGCGGTGGACGAAGAGCCGATGCTCCTCAGGCAGACGAGGATCGAAGGAAACGAAGTCGCACCAGGCGCGGCCGGTGCAAGCCATCTGCCATTGGATCTGAGTGACGTACTTGCCGGGCACTGAGGCGCCTAGAAGCGTCTCGATGTGCGTGGCGGTGTTCGGACACTTGATCTCGACCAGACCATCCTCGCCGACCATTCCGTCAGGGCTGGCATGCGTCATCGCAATTGCCGGGTGGCGAACAAGGCCGACTTGGGTCACGTCGACGTCATGTCGGAACTCGTAGGCCGCGCGAGCGTCAGGCTCCGTCACGGTGCCCCACTGCATCGCAGCGTTGGTGAAGCTCTCCGCAGGAACACCAGTCAGCCGCTCTGCGATCAGCTCGGCCATCAGGTTCGCGCGCGAGGCGCCCCAGCCGCTCTTGGTCTTGGCGAGGGCGTCGGCTACGCGGGAGGCACCGAGGCTTCCGCATCGGGCCTGTCTCCATTCCTCGCTGCCCTGGATCAGGTGCTCGGTCATGCGGCACCTTTGCGCTTGGCAACGATGCCGTTCAGTTGCTCGACCGCCGTCTCGAACAGCGAAGCGGGCAGGGCCTCGACAGTGTCGAGCTTGAAGTAGCGGAGGAACTTTTCGCGCTTGAAGTCGATGCTCTCCATGATCTCGATCAGGGAGGCGGCCTGCTCCTCGGTGATGGTTTTCACCGGGCCGCGATGGTTGCTCGCTCCATTGCCATCGTCGTCAACCTCGGCGAGATTGAAGATGTTCTTGAGATGGCCGCGCTTGCCGTAAGAGAACGCAGACATCGTGGCATGCGTCTTGGTCATCACATCGCTGCCTTTGGCGCCCTTGCCATCGGCGGGCATGTCCAAGTCGAACGTCTCCGACCCACCCGCTGAATGCCTTACGCGGCAGACAACCCGCACATGATCGGGCGGAGCCCCTTCGCCGGCGCCGAATGACAGCGAAAATCCGTGCTTGGTGTAGATGGGCCGGACCACCGCATCGAGTGCGCCATAGGTGGCGTACTTGCTCTTCGTCTGGGGATTGGCGGCGTCGCGAGAGATTGGCGCCATCTCGGCTTGCGCGGCGTTCATGGCCTCGGCATATGCCTGCGCAGCCATCCGCGCCTCGGTGCGCTCGTACATCGCCATCAGGCGCTCGTACTTGTCCACGTCCACGGCTGGATCGCGAGCGGCATCCAGGATGCGCTGCAGGGCCGATCCGTCGTTCATCTGGACCACGGCGCCGCGCGCCTCGTCCGTCTTTGCCAATGCGCTCATGCGTCCCTCATCGAAACAGTTCCATCGACATGCTTGTGAAAGGGTGTCCCGCGCGATCCGGGGATCAGTCGGTGCTTCGCCTTGATGCCAAGGTGCTTCGACCGCTTGCGATAGGTGCGCGACTTCGCGGCAACGTCCTCGGCGTTCTTTGCCGGCAGGCACCAGCCGCATGTCACCGACAGGTTGGACTCCGCGTTGGCGCCGCCGTTGATCAGCGCAACCAGGTGTTCAAGTGTCCACTTCTCGCCGGCCGCGATCTTCCTGCCGCAGCGGTGGCACTTGCCTTCGGCGCGTTCAAAAACGCGAAGCCGGACACGTGGCGGTGCTGGCGTATCGGGCGTGGCGCCGATCCACTCGGGCACGGAGCGGGCGGTGACCATCTACGTCTCGCCCCCAGAGCGGGAGGATTTGGCGGGCCGTTCGACGCGGGCCCAGCGAGTTGGGCGAGCTACTTCGTGGAGGCGGCGCTGACAGGCCGGGCAAAGGTCGTAGACCCTTTCCCCGTTAGCGTCGTCGCCAACGGGGTAGCCGCTGAACCCTTCCAACGTCACCGCAATTAGGCGCCAATCGGCGGGCTTCCCGCCGTCAACGAGGCGCACGTCGCCGCAGCCGTCGCACATGAATTCGGTGCGCGTCGCCATCACATCGCCGCCGCGCTGCAAGCCCAGGAGACGACGATCCCGGCAATGATGCAGCCAAAGCCACCGCAGTAGCCGAGAGAGCGGATGAGAGTGGTGGAGGGCATCTACGCAGCCTCCGCCAGCTTGTCGTGATGGGCCGTCACCATCCCTTCCAGGATGGAATTGAACTCGGTGATTTTGGCGCCCCAAGCGGCGGCCCAAGCGGCGTCCCTAGCGGCGTCCCAAGCGGCGTCCCTAGCGGCGTCCCTAGCGGCGGCCAAAGCGGCGGCCCAAGCGGCGTCCCAAGCGGCGGCCCAAGCGGCGTCCCTAGCGGCGTCCCTAGCGGCGTCCCTAGCGGCGGCCCAAGCGGCGTCCCTAGCGGCGTCCCTAGCGGCGTCCCTCAGGCTCTCGTCACCCGTCTCCAGGTACTTGCGGACGACCTCGGGTGCGTCCCAAAGATCAATGACGGAGAGCGCGGCTTTCCGGGCAAAAGCCCGAAGCAGGTCGTCGGCATCCTCGACCCGCCAGAGTATCTTGCGCTTCCGACAGACGAGCTTGTCGTTCTCGCGATCAACAATGTCGTCACATTCAACGCGGCAGATGGTTGAGCCGGGCGCGAATTGCAGGGCATCGATAAGCCGCTCCGAGGCGTGGAGGCCGGAATGGCAAATGCTGACCTCGCCCTTGTGCGTGAGCCATTTGCCGTCTTTCGGGATCGGCTTGCCGTCGCGGAGTGTCTTGCCAACGAAATGCCATGCGAGCGTGGTCATCCCTCAGCCCTCCATCCCGTTCGCCTGTGCCAGCCTGAGCGCACGACGCTCGGCAAGCAGGCGCTGCAACCGGGCGCGCTCCTGCCGAAGCCGGTCGTCCATGTCGTTGGCGATGTTCGACGTGTCGTCGCCGTCGTAGTCGTATTCGAACCAGTCAAGGCACCAGCGGATGTCCTTGATGGTGGCGAGGATGTCCCGGCGGTTCTGGGCAAGCAGCGCATGGGGCACCCGCTTGCGGTACTCGCGCGGACTCTCGAACGAGAACTTGCGCGGTGGAAGCCTCGGGGCGTCCGTGAGGGCGAGGGAGGCCTTGAGGGCGGTCGCCGTGTCCATCTTGGCGAGCATCGATCAACCCTCCGCACGCGGGCGAAGATGCCCGGTGCGCCGGCCGCTGTTCATGTGCTTCGTCAGAAGCTCAGCGAGGATGGCGCGAGCAGCCCCGTGAGAGCCGGCGAGGTTGGCGATATGCGGGTCGTTGAGCGGAAACTTCGCCAGCTTCCGCCGCATGTCGGCAGCAACAAAAAACACCGATCCAGACGTGTTCCAGAAGTCGAGATGGCCGCTGAAAAAGCGAGCCAGAACGATCAGGAAGTTTTCCTTGATCTGCGGCGCGGCCTTCCGGTAGCTAATCTCGCCCACCGGCCAACAATCATCCAGGACCTCGAAGAACGTCATCACGTTCTTTCGGTACTGCATGAGCGATACGGCCTGAACGGCCATCAGGACGCGAGGTGCGATTCTCTCTATGGTGGCGGACGCAAGGCTCGCCTTATGGGCATGGAGATGCAGGCTCGTCTTGAGCAAGGTCAGGGCGCTTGTCAGGTCGCCACGAGCCATGTTCTGGCCCCACGAGACCCGCTTGAAGAGAGCAAAATTGGGCTGGTTGAACGTCAGTCCGTACAGCGTCGCGACGGCATCGTTGCGATCGCGCATGTTCGCGAGGTGAAGGTTGGGGGCAACCTTCTTGACGTTCTTGTTCAACTCGGTGAAGCGATGCCGCTCCGATATTTCGTCCGTGCCGAAATGGACCGTCGCGAACATGCGGATCGGCGCGTCGGGCTCGTTCTCCAGGATGCGAAGCGCCGTGCCGACACGCTGCCAGCCGTCGATGATGTAGGCGTCATCGGCAATTTCGTAGTCGTCGCCGGACGTGGCGAAGGTGTTACCGCGCACGCCGATGTCGATGTTCGGGACGGTCACGCCGCTCTTCAGCGCGTCGAAGATGTCCTTGCGATCGCCAAGCGGGCGCTGGTAGGGACCGACCTTCAGGAAGCGCAGAGTGCTTGGGTCAAGGCGACCATTGAGCACGATGGCACCCGTCTCCGGGTCTTCGTCAAGCGCGCCGTTGAGAATGCGAATGACGCGCGGAACGCGAGTGTCGAGACGCGGCCGATCAGTCTTGGTCTCCAAGACAGTCTCACTCTGCATCAGCATGGGCTTCGCTCCAGAGGGTGTTGAACTCGGCGAGGAATGCCGCCGCCTGTTGCAGGCGTTCCTCGATCACGAGGGCCGTGTCGGTGCCCTTGACGATTTCAAGGACGCGATGCGGGGCGGGAAGGACGGCAAGATGGATCAGCGCGTCCTTGAGGTATTGGTGGACGGCTTCGTTGCCGCGAGGGGGGCGGGCGGGGGGCTCGTCGGAGACGGTCTTTCGCGGGGTGCCGGTAGTGTTACGTAACACTACTTGGTCGTCATGTTTCGCCTTGCGGGCGCGAGCACGGTCTCGGAAATCTTCAAGCGCCTTTGCGGGGTCGTCGGCCCCTCCAATCTTGGCGAGCTTCCATGCTTCGACGTACCCGACGAACTCGATCTTCTCAGCCACCCACGCCTTGAAGGAGATACCGGCTTCCTTGCAGGCTTCCTTCGCCTCGGCGAGCTTAATGCAGGCGGAGAGGCGGTGATCGTCGGCCTTCTGAAGACGGACATTGATCTCGTGGGCGAGGGCGTCGAGCGTCGGCCGGGCGGTCTCCGACTTGACCAGCGTGACGACGTTCATTGAGGAGCCTCCACCGTGCCGCCGTAGCGGGTTGATGGAGATGAAGATAGGACACATCCTATCCTATCGTCAATAGGGTCGAGGCGATTTTTCCTATCCAGCCTATTCGTTCTTGATTTGTTCCTAAGTTGGAGTCAGGCTTGGGCATCAACCTAGGGAGGAAGGCTATGGGGAAGACCGTCACGTATTTCGTCGTCCAGCCCTTCGAGCAGACCAAGAAGGGGAAGATGGGAGCCAGCAGCCCGATCCAGGCCACCAGCTCGGATCACGCCAAGCGGCTGGCTATGCGGTATTCGGGGGAAGGGAAGGGCGCTATCGCCTTCTCAAGGTCCGGCGATCCGACCCTCGGTGAGTATGGCGATGCTGTGATTCTCGCGATCGTCGGCACCGTGCCCGACGGGGCAATGGAGAGCGCGGCGTAGATGGGGATTCGCCGACCGGCCTCCTCTTGTGCCAGTCTGCTCGCGGGGATTGTGAGCGGGAGGGCGCAAGATGGAAGAGGCAAAGGTCGCCGGGCCATTTGCCCTGAGTTACGAAGGGGGAGAAGCGGACGAGCATTTGGTGGACGCCGCGTTGCTTGGGGCGTCGCTGACTGGCGTCGGCCAATTCTACAACGCTGCGGCTCACCTCTGGTTCTTCCAGGATGTCCCCAAGAGGCTACGCCCCGTGATCAGGGCGTCGGTCGGGCCTCCACGGGAAGGGTCCGTCTTCTACCTCATCTATCTGATCATGACGCATGGCCAGATGGTCCTTTTCCCGCAGCTTCTCTGCGAAATGGCCGATCTAGCGATGCCCGCTATCGTGAAGGGCGCGCTCAACCGTCTGACCAGGAAACGCAGCGTTATGGACGAAGCACTCGTCAAGGTTTTCGACGACATGGATCGGCGGCGACATGAGGCCGGTTTGGTGGCGGAACAAAACCATCATGCCATTGAACATCGATTGCTTGATCTGATCGAACGTCTCGCAGACCAAAATCGGGGGGCTGCCCGAAATATGGCCCGTCCTGTGGGGCCGTCCGTGAGATCGCTGACCCATTTTAAGGGCACGGCCAACGAATACGTAATCGACGAGCCAACCGCAGATGTGCTCGTGTCCCAGGAGGATAAGACCGTGGGGGAGCCGCAACAGTTCATCGCTCGATTGTGGGCGATCGATAAGAAGGCAAACACCTGCAAGGTCGAAATTGATGGGCAGGAACGGCCATATCGGGGCAAGATCACGGACCCCGCACTTGCGGTGCCGGGAAACATCTATACAGCGGCGTTTAACGAGGATCGGCGGGTGCTCGTTACGGCAAAGCCTGTCCTTCGAAACGGCGAAATCGACACGCTCTACATAAGCGACGCCAAGATGCCGTGAGCTATCTGCGGTCGTACTTTCCAACGACCCTGTGCGCGATCGGCCAATCCACCCGGCTTTCCGTGAAATCCTTGGCTGGGTTGTACTGCCTTAGCTTCCACCGCTGATCGTTCCAGTTCACCAGCGTCTTGATCATGGCCTCGGCCTGGCCGTCGGGCGGGGTATGGTAGAAGACGAACTCCCGATCCCCATGGGGTGCCAAATGCGGATGGACGAGGGCCATGTCGCCCTCTCGGAAGGCCGGGCTCATTGAGCCGCCGTAGATAAGCAGGCCATAGCCGTCCCGAACGCCCTCAAGCTCGATAGGACGCTTGAGGTAGTCGATCGCATCAAAGGTCACGATCATGAAGCCCTCGCCTCCCATCGCTGCGGCGTAGAGGGGGAGGGTCCGGTCTCCAACGAGTTCGGATTTCGGGATCGGCCTGACGACGGAGCCGCCACGCGCGGGCGTTTTGGACGGCGCGCCGGCAAGCCGTAGGCGCGCCTCGTCAACGCGGAGGATCGCTGCAAGCGCAATCCGCGTGGCTTCCGGCAGCTCTACCGGCGTTCCCTTGGTCAGGAACTGAAAGAGATAGGCGTGGTTGCGACCAAGCTCGCGCGAGACGTTCGCCATGTCGAGCCCGAGTTCCTGGATGCGTGAAGCAACCAGTCGCCGCACCGGATCGTCCAGAATCGCGCCCTTCGCCATAATGGCCGAAATCCTATCTTCCGACCCTCTTGCAAGCGAATAGGAACGAGCCTATCCTATCTCGTAGGAAGGGACCGCTTCGCATGAGCTTGCTGGACACATTTAGGACCGAGGTCGAGGACTATCTTGCGGCCTCGCGAGAGACCCCGACGAAGTTCGGCGCCGACGCGGTAAGCGATCCCAATTTCGTCTTCGACCTTCGCGCTGGTAGGGAGCCGCGAGCCGGCACAATCGATCGCGTCCGCGCCTTCATGGCTTCCCGTGCTGCCTCTCCTGAGGTGGCAGCATGAACTGGTGGCGGGCCATTGCGGTGTTCTTCCTGACCATCAGCGGCATGGGCGCTCTTGTCGGCCTCTTTGTGCTCGGCACCGTGTTGCAGGCGCCGTGGCTTGGTCCGGCAATCATTTTTCTGGCGGCCGCTATCGGCGCGGCCATCGTGGCGGGGACGGCATGATCTGGCTCGCCCGCTTTTTCCGCCGGCTACGTCCCCGCGCCCGCACCGTCCTCACCTGTGACGGCCGCCAGTATCAGTTCGGGGCTCATCCTGACGTTCCTTTTGAGGGGCTGGCGCAATGAGTGAGGTCGAGATCCGCCTAGAGATGGCGACTGCCGTTAGGCAGGAGTTCGAACAGCTCGTGCGCTTCGCGCGTCAGCGAGGCCGTCCGCAGGATTATGAGGCGGCGATGGATCGGGCGATCCACTACGTCACGATTGCGACCGGCATCATCGCACTCCTTCAAAGGCAAGCAGCATGAGCCCGGCCGCGACGCGGGACATTCGTGCGGCCGGGCTCTCATCCCGACATGCGGCGGCATTGTCGGGGAACGGTATTCGCGCGGGTGCGCGGATCGCTGCCGGCGGCGTTCGCCGGTATCCCGATCGCGTCTCCAATCCTCCGGGACGTTCCAGGGATGTTGACCTCTACAGACTACCGGCGGCTTCGGTCGCCGGTCTTTTCCCCTTTCCACTTTGCGGCGGGCCTTCCTCCCTGGGCATCCGCAGAGAGGCGGCCGGCGTTCCGTCCCCCGGCGTCGGCCGCCAGCTTCATGACGATGCGTGCTGCCACGGCATCGACGCACTCGAAACACATCACTTCCGCTCCCGTTTCGTGGGCTGGCGTACTCCGCCCTGGGCGCATGACGGCACGCAGGGAAATACGCGGTTGCTGCCCTTGGATGGTGCCAGCCCCCGACCGCGCAAGCGGCCGGTCATATTGCCATCCCAAGCTTCCGAAGCCGTCACCTTTCACCTCCTGAATTTCTCGCGTCGGCCCACGTCTTGCCGGACTGGCCTCCGCGATCAGCCGCTTACGTCACGGCCTCCTGTCATCCCCGAGGATGGCAGGAGTGCCTTTGAATGCGTCTCAAGAAATTTTTGAATCCGGAGCGAACGATGAGTTCGGTCGAGATTGCTGCGAGCTACGCTAACCGGATGATCGAGCGTGAAGCTCGTGGCCCCGGAGACACTGAGGAAGCCATACGCCGGATCGAGGCCAAGACCGGCATTGGCTACTGGACGCTGTGGGGCCTTCGCTACCGGCGTCGCGACCTGAAGACGATTGCGGCAGATCAGTTCACACGCATCCGCGACGCCTATCTCGCGACCTGCCAACGGCAGATAGCCGCCCTTCAGCACGAGCTCGCCATTGAGCAAGCGAGGTGCGGAAATGATGCTTTTGAAGATCTGGCGCTTGAGGCTGAGCGTCTGGCTGCGCGCCTACGCGGAGCGGCAGCGGCAGCTCGACCTGGTGCGCCGGCTGATCTGGATGGCGAAGGTGAGGTCTGACCGATGCTCTATGTGATCAGCAAGGCGGGCGGCTACAGCCAACCCATTTTCTGGACCCTATGGCGCCGTCACACCCGCCCGAACGGCCTGAACATCTACCGGCCGTTGGACAGGTTCGACACGCGGGAGGAGGCCGTGGCGTCGCTGCCGGTCCACCTTCGCTCGTTTGCGTTTAGGGCTCCGCAATGGAGCGAAGCCGAGCCGGCAGGTGCGTCGTGATCGCCTCGTGGCTGGCCCCGACAAGGAGTGAGGCATGAATCCAATCACCCCCGACTTCTGGATGGTCTATGGCGATGGGCAGGGATCGCCGCGCGTGATGCACGACAGCTTCGAATCTGCGCAACGTGAAGCGCGTCGTCTTGCAGCCCATCATCACGGCATTCGTTTCTACGTTCTGCACGCCGTAGGTTTTGCGAAGCACACCGATCCGGTCGAATACGTTCGGCTCGACGATGGCCGACCGTTTTGAGGCCGGCATGATGTCCCCCGACCGTCAGGCCCAAGACGTAGTAGAGGGGCGGGCACCCCGTAGCTCAACGGTAGAGCGGCCGAATTGTGATCGGCAGGCTGTCGGTTCAAATCCGACCGGGTGCTCCAACATCATCCCGCTCCCACGCGAAATTCCCTTCGGAGACGCCCCCGATTCATCCTGGTTCGGAGGGTAGGGGATGCGGAACCAGCCCGAATATCGCCTCCACTACTATGCGGTCCAGTTGCTCAAGTTCAACCGAGCGAAAGGCGTCGTCTATTTCCATTGCCCGAATGGAGAATATCGCTCCAAGCGCACGGCGGCCAAGCTTGCCACCATGGGCGTACTCAAAGGAGTAGCGGACCTCTGCATCGTCCTTCCTGGCGGGTTCATCGGCTTCCTCGAACTGAAAGCGGAAGGCGGGTACCTCTCGGCGGACCAGCGTGCGTTCCGGGAGAGCGTGAAGGCCCTTGGTGCGCTCTACGAGGTCGCGCGTTCGCCTGAGGACGTGGTGGATGTGCTGGAGCATTGGGGCGCTCTGCGCTCGAACCGCCAGCCCATGCAGGTGGCGGCATGAGCATGTCCGACGGCGCCCGCGGCTACGACCTCGCCATTGCGATCTTGCGCGAGAAGAACATCCGCGCGGGCTGGATCCAGCCCAATCCCCACAATCCTGAGGAAGTGCGTTGGGCCAGCGAAGGCTTCAGGCCCGACGGCGAGCTCGACACGGTGCGAGCGGGGAGGGTGGCGGGATGACGCGCTTCTCCGGCTACGCCAACGTACCGCCCGACACGCTAAACCTTCTGGCCTCGGCGGCGCGCGAGCATCACCTATCGCTTCCCCGCCATGCCGAACTTTGCATCATCGCCGGGATGAAAGTGATCGATAAGACCGAGCATCGTGTCGTCGGCCTTGCGGAACTGCCGTGGCGAAACACGAAGCAGATTCACATCACCCTCCCTGATCGCCTGATCGAGACCATCTGCGCCAAGGCTCATGCCGAGGGCGTCACGATGCAGGCACTCATCCGGGCGCTGTTGATCCATGCCGTCGAGGGCATGGCGTTCGTGGAGGCCCTGCCCAAGGCGACGGTCCCCATGTTCCGCACGTACAGGCCCGCCCGGATCATCGTGGAGCGGGAGACGCGGCTTGGGGTGCCGACATTCAGCATGGGCGATCCGCCTCCGGGACGGAGCGCGCTGGACCAGAAGCGGGCAATGGAGGCGGGACGTGGGTAAGGGGCGATTTGGCTTTGATCTGTTGACCGATCAGGTCGTGGCCTGCGTGCGCGAGCGTATGGGGTCATTCGAGGAATTTTCTTTGGGGGAGAGCGAGATCGAAAAGCTCTTCTTCGCGGCACTGGTCTTCCGGCTTCAATTTGACGCCACGGAATTCTCGTCCGGGGTCCTCGTTGCGCGGGATGATGAACATTATCGCGGTGTACTAGACCTCCCGGAAGCCAAGTGGGGGCTCATTGTCCAGCCGCAGGTGAGGATAGAGAAGTACCGCGTCGATTTTGTCGTCTCGGCTTTCACATTCGGGAAGCTTTGGCTGAAATCCGGCGTGCAGGATGGGCTACCGCGGTGGCGGCGGCTCATTGTCGAGTGCGATGGGCACGACTTCCACGAACGCACGAAGGAGCAATCCAGCCGCGACAAGTCGCGTGATCGTGCACTAACGACGTTGGGGTACGAGATATTTCGGTTCACAGGTTCTGAGTTGTGGCGCGATCCGTGGGGCTGCGCCGACCAGATACTTGATTGGGGCCTCCGGGGAATCTAGTGGCCGAATTTCCCGCCCTTCCACTCTACACGGACGCGCTGCTCGCTGACTGCGGGCACCTATCTGATGCCGAGTTCGGACTGTATCTCCGGCTGCTCATTCAGATGTGGCGCTCGCCGTCCGGGGATGGATGCCTGCCCGATGATGATGCCTGGTTGGCGCGTCGGCTTGGTCGCCCCGTCGAAGCGGTACAACGCGAGCTGAGGCCGCTCATTGCCGAGTTCTGCCAAGTGCGCGGGAAAAAGGTGACGCAGCGGCGCCTTCAGCGCGAGCTTGAACACGCCCGAGAATACCGCAAGAAACAGTCCGACCGCGCTAAGGCATTGTGGGAAAAGAGAAAGAGAGTAGGCCACGGCAATGCCGGCGCATATGCCGGATGGTATGCCACGAGTGGCAATGCAAGCCCTGCAATGCACCCTATCCCTATTAAGGAGAATACTCACTTAGGACAGAGCACTGCCCCCGCGAAGGAAACAGGCTCTTCGGAGAGGAGCCCTGCATCGGCTTCAGAGCCCATTGCGGTATCGCCTGCGCTGGCGGCCAAGTTCACGGCGCCGAAGAGGCGGGTAGACCCGTTCGATGATCCTGACCTGGAAATTCCGAACATCTTGAGGCGGTCGTGAAGCTTTCCGCCCAACCCGAGAGGACAGAGGCATGAGCGAAGACTCTCGCACGCTACTCGTCAAGCATCTGGCCGCCAGCCCCGCCAATGTGCTGATCGTCATTGTCGCAGCGGCAACAGGCGATACTTACGGCGTGTTTCGCTCTCTGACTCGCGCCGAGGAGTGGGCCAACAACGAGGGCGGCGACGATGCAGTCGCGATCTTCGTGCCTCTCGTGCTCGATGAGCCGGACTTCGCCAATGTGCCCAGAAGGGCTATGGCATGATCTGCGGTGAAGCAGCGTTGGAAACGTCGGAACGGACGGAGTTCGTCTGCGAAAAATGTGGCCGCGTGTTTCTCACTAGGCCAAGAGATGATCGGGATCATTACCACGCTGGTCCATGGCTGTCGGCGACGGAACCTTTCGTAAAATGTATGGGCTTGGTCGTCATCAGGAAGGCGAGGAAGAGCGGATGAGCGACTGGAGCGCAAAGATAGACCTTGGCGACCCCAAGCTCGCGGAATTGATGCGCGAGAAATTGGAAGAAGTCCTGCACGCAGAGAAGCTGGCCGTAGCGAAGCTCGGCGGTCCGGTGGTGGTCGACCACACGCGGCGGTCATCGTTGGACGGCAAAGAGGTATTGGTTATCAGTTGGAGGCGGGCGCCATGACCCCCAAAGACGCCCTTATCGAGAAGATGGCGCGGGCGATGTGGGAGGCCACGCCGCCTGTCATCGTAGGCTCAGACTATGTGCGCCCGTGGGACGGACTACGCGAGGCCTGGCGAGAGCAGTACCGCATCTACGCCCGCGCAGCCTACGAAGCAGAACACGAGGCTGATCCGGCCTGATGCCCAAGCCCCGCAAGAAGGAGAAGGCCATGGCACAGCCTGCCGTCATCCAGCCGACGCCGGAGCGGCTTGCCCATGCTGCCGGCGAGTATCACACGCAGGATGCTGTAGCAGACGAGGGCCGGGCCCACCTTGCGGGCGGCAAGCCTCAGATCACGGTCGTCACCGACTGGCCGATCAAGATGCTCCATGACCGCTGCCTCTTGGGCGGCCCGCGGAAGGACGAGGAGTTAAACGACGCCCGCCACCAGGCCGCCGAGCGCCTATACGCCCATTGGTACAACGGTAGGCTCAATCCGCTTGGCTCCCGAGACTATCGCCAGCCCTATAGCGGGGCGGGGACGGGCTTTGCGCTCATGCCGGCTACCGAGAGGCAGGCATACCATCGGGAGGCGTGGCGCAAGGCCATCATGGCTCTCTGCACACCTAACGATCGCGTGGCGCTGGTGACGATCCAGGTCGTGATAGACGAGTGCCCTGTCGTGCTGGTGGGGCAGCGGATCACGGGGCGCGCGCAAGAGCAGCAGGCAAGGGCGGTGGCCACCGAGTATTTGATTGACGGCCTCGATAGGCTCCGTGTCCATTTTGGGCCTAGCGCCTGACAATCTCTGATACGGGATCCGGCGGCATGGCTCCGGCGAGCATCATGCTGATGGCGACCGCCACGGGGCCGGTAGGGCCGCGCCGCTCCCATATGGCGACCGACTCGCCGGGATCGCGGGCATCGAGCCGCAGGGCGCGGCCGAGCTCCGAGCGGTGCAGCGGCCGGCCGAGGCCCCACATCTCGCCTAGCGTCCGACGCGCTGCGTGTATCTCGGCACCAGTCATCAAGCTGCGTCCTTGGCGGCCAGCAACTCAGCCAAGTGCGACTTAGCCTCGTCTCGCGCCTCATGGACATAGGCGGTGAGGTGATTGCGGAGCGCGGCCTTGGCATAGGCGATTGCTGCATTGCGTTGCCCTATCTCAAAGCGCCAAGGGCCGCCCTGCCAGCGATCCAGAGAGGCATAGGCAGTCGCCTCCAAGTGATCCCCCTGCGGCGTCTGCACCAGGCCGACGCCATAATCGCCAAATGCGTGAGCGTAGGTGATCCTTCCCTCGCTCAGATCTTCGGCGATCTCAGCTGCGTTGACGCGCTCGATGAAGGCGCGAAACTCGGAAATCTCATGGTCGATAGTGCCGCGCTGGATCATGCCGGCGAGAAATTCGGGGGAGTAGTAGGTCATCGGATCGTCCTCCGCGAGGTGGGGCATCACCCCTTGCTGATGGTGCTAAGATACGGATATTTTCCGTATTCATCCAATCACGAATTGTTACAGTCGAGGGATTGACACCGTGCACGGTCGAATCCCATATTCGGGCATCTTGGTGATTTGCGCCTAGAGCGCATCACGTGAAACACTCGCCCGCCCCACACAGGCGGGCGTTCTGATTCTGGCGCCACGCCAAACGGCGACTGTGCTCTTGGCCGTAGCGGTGCATCGCCAGATACCGGCTGCGGGGAAGCGGCAGCATCCAGTTCTGGCAGCGGGACGTAAAAGAGCCGCGTCAATCACGGCTCACGGCTCACATCTCACCCGTCCTTTGCGGCGAAGTCAGCGCCGGCCCGGTACGACCCCGACGACTGGTGATAATGCGGGCAACGTCATAATCCGGCCTGCCAGATTCAACCAGCCCGCTAGCGCGGGCTTTGTCATTTCAACCGGGTAATCGAATTTAATGGCTGGTCGCCCGCCCAAAGAAAAATCCTTCGCCAACATGCTCAACATCGCCATCAGGGAGGCGACGGCGAGCGGCGGAACAAAGCTGCGCGCCGTCGCTGATGCGCTGATCGAGAAGGCCATTGGCGGCGATGTGTCGGCAATTCGGGAAGTGGCTGACCGCATCGACGGGAAGGTCGCCCAGGCGATCGTCGGAGAGTTGAGCGTGGTTCGCCGCGCATCGGAAATGACGGATGACGAGCTCGCAGCTATCGCCGCAGAAAGCAGCAAGCGAGCTGCTGCTACGGCGAACGATACGGAAGTCCTTCACTGAATGGTGCCGGCACTGCGGTTTCGAGCCGGCACGTCACCACAAGCTGCTGATCGAGGGCCTTGAAGGCGTAGCCAACGGCAGCATCCCCAAGCTGGCAGTGTTCATGCCGCCCGGCAGCGCCAAGAGCACGTATGCTAGTGTCCTGTTCCCGGCGTGGATGACGCAATACGCCTGGAACGTTCTTGCAGCCTCGCACACGACCGAGCTTGCCGAGAAGTGGGGCAGGCGGGTCAGGAACCTCGTTGCCGAGCATAGCCAGGTTCTCGGCGTGCAGCTTGCGCCCGATAGTCAGGCGGCCGGACGTTGGGCGCTGACAAGTGGCGCGGAATACTACGCGGCCGGCGTCGGCACGGGCATAGCCGGGTTTCGCGCCAAGGTCGGCCTGATCGATGATCCGATTCGCTCGCGGCAGGACGCAGATAGCGAGCTGATCCGGGATCGTATCTGGGACTGGTACATTAACGACTTCCGCACGCGGCTTGTGCCTGGTGCGCGCGAGGTCCTGATCCAGACCCGTTGGCATGAGGACGACCTTGCGGGCCGGGCCCTGCAACACGACGATTGGCACGTCATCTCGCTCCCGGCGATTGCCGAGGACAACGATCCTCTCGGCCGCAAGGCCGGTGAACCGCTCTGGAACGACGGCGACTACGGCTATGGCGCCGAGCTTCTGAGGCTGCGCAGCCTGACGCCGCCGCGCACTTGGTCGGCGCTCTACCAGCAGCGGCCGGCGCCGGAAGAAGGCGACTACTTCAAGGCCGGCTGGTTAAGGGAATACGACAAGCTGCCGCCGATGGCGCAGATGCGCTTCTACGGCGGTTCTGACTATGCGGTGACCGCGGACGGCGGCGACTACACCGTGCACGCTGTTGTCGGCCTCGATCCGCAAGGGGCGATGTACCTGGTTGCCCTGTGGCGCCAGCAGGCATCGTCCGATGTGTGGGTCGAGTCGTTCTGCGACCTCGTGAAGGAATGGAAGCCTCTCGGCTGGGCCGAGGAGCAAGGGCAGATCAAGGCGGGCGTCGGGCCGTTCCTCGAACGCAGGATGCGGGAGCGATCGGCCTATGTCGCGCGGGAGCAGTTCCCGACGCGCGGCGACAAGGCGGTGCGGGCACAATCGATCCGGGGTCGCATGGCGCTGGACGGGCTGTGGGTGCCACGCGGCGCGCCTTGGGTCGCCGATCTCCGGTCGGAGCTGCTGAGCTTCCCCGCCGGCAAGCATGACGATCAGGTCGACGCCCTCGGGCTGATCGGGCAGCTCCTTGACCGGATGGTTCCGGGCGAGGCGGCGCAGAAGCCGCAACCGAAAGCGGATCGGTCTGGCTACAGCGAGCGCGGTGTCGAAGATGATTATTCAATGGCGACGCTCTGATGGCTGACGGCTCCTATCCGGTCGATGAAGGCTATTCGGTCGAAAGGCTTCGACGCCAATACAACGACTTTGCCTCCGACAAGAACGAGGAACTGAAGGAGCAGCGCCAGGCACGCCATTACTATCATGGCGACCATTACACGGCCGAGCAGATCAAGGAGTTGAAGGCGCGCCGGCAGCCGATCGTCACGACGCCCCGGCTGACGAAGAAGATCAACGGCATTGTCGGGTTGCTTGAGCGCATGCGCCAAGACCCGAAGGCCTATCCGCGCACGCCACAGCAGGAGGCCGGCGCCGAGCTTGGCACGGCCATCATCCGCTATGCCCTCGATCAGGCGGAGTGGACCGCGATCAGCCCGGAGGTGTGCCTGAACGCTGCGGTCAACGGGATCGGCGGCGTCGAACTGTTCACAACGCAGGGCGACATGGGCGATCCCGAAGTCGGGCTTTCGACCGTTGACCCGGAGACGTTCTTTTACGACCAGCGTTCGATCCGGTTTGATTTCTCGGACGCGCGCTTCATGGGCATCGCGAAGTGGGTCGATCTCGAGGTTGCCCAGGAGATGTTCCCCGACAAGTCGGAGGAACTGGCCTCGCTCGTCTCGTCAGGAACGTCGGGCGGGCAGGATCTAGCGGTATCCGAGCAGACGCAGGACCGGGAGACACGCTGGGTCAACACCAACGAGAAGCAGCTGTTCCTAGTCGAGCACTGGTACCTCAAGGGCGGCGCCTGGCATTGGTGCTTCTACAGCTTCAACGTCGAACTCAAGAAGGGCGTTTCGGCGTGGAAGGATGAGAAGGGCAAGAGCCTTTGCCGCTTCCTCATGTTCTCGGTCAATGTCGACCACGACGGGGATCGGTACGGCTTCATCCGCCATCTGAAGTCCCCCACGGATGAGACCAACGCGCGCCGCTCCAAGGCGTTGCATGTCATGCACTCCCGCCGCATCATCGCGGAGAAGGGGGCGGTCGAGAACATCGATAAGGCGCGGCGCGAGGCCTCGCGCCCGGACGGCTATATCGAGAAGGTGCCGGGCCTTGAGTTCGAGTTCGATGACGTGTCGAAGGCGAACGACTGGACGGCGCAGATCAACCTTCTTGAGGAGTCGAAGAACGAGCTTGAGAACTTCGGCCCCAACCCCGCGCTGTTGGGGGAACTGAACGACAAGAACCACTCTGGCCGCGCCATCTCCCTGCTTCAGCAGGCGGGCATTGCCGAGCTTGGTCCGTTCATCATCGCCTATCGCAATTGGAAGCTGAGGGTCTATCGCGCGATCTGGAACGTCGTGCAGCAGACGTGGACGGCGGAACGCTACATCCGCGTCACCGACGAGAACGACATCGCGCAGTTCATCCAGCTTAACGGGCTGAAGATCGATCCGGCGACCGGCCATCCGACCATCGTCAATGCTCTCGGCTCTCTCGACGTGGATATCATCCTCGATGAGGGCCCGGACACGATGAACGTCATGCAGGATACCTACGACACGCTGTCTGCCCTCGCGCAGAACGGCGCACAGGTGCCGCCCGACGTTCTGATCGAGCTTTCGTCGCTGCCGCAATCGACCAAGAAGAAGGTTCTGGACCGGCTTCAGCAGGCATCGCAGCCCAACCCGCTCATGGTCCGGGAAGCCGAGGCCAAGATCGCCGGCGAGGAGGCGAAGGTCGAGGAAACCCGGTCGAAGACGCTGAAGAATGTGACCGACGCGCACCTGATGGTGGCCGACGCCATGCGGCCGGAGCCGATGGAGGCTGCGCCCGCACCAGAGCCGCCCAAGCCGCCGGCGAAGTCGATCAACTTCAAGGACGTACCGCCCGAGGCGCAGAGCCAGATGCTCGCGCAGGCCGGCATCTACATCCCGCCGCATGTCATTGCCGCTTACCAGGAGCAGGAAGCTCAGAGGCAGGCGGCATTGAAGGCGCAGTCGCGGCCGCAGGCAGCATAAGGAAAATACAGATATGGTCACCGCACAGGAAGCCGCGTTTCGCGGGCTGACCCGCGTTGCCGTTGAGAGCGTCGATGGTGGCAGCGTCGAGATTACCGGCGATGCGGTTGTCGATACCACGTCGCTTGAGGCGATCGTCGCCACCGAAACCACGCTCGCCTCGGTGCTGGCCGCCATCGGCAATGCCGAGGATGAGGCTAATGACCCGACCGTGATCGGGCTTCTCAAGCAGGTCATCGTCAAACTTGGCGATGTCGAGAGCGCGCTGGGCGGCTGACGCTCACCGCCTGAACAGTTCGTAGGCCGCACGTCACGCGGCAAGCCACGGCCGGCTTCAAAGGCCGATAGCGCCACGCCCGGCGTCAATGGGCGATTCGTGATCAGCGACGTGACAGCGAGGAGCGTACCCGATGACAATCGGAGACGATAAGGAACTTTTTGAGCATGCCATGAGTGACGAGCCGGTCGAGGCGCCAGCCGAGCCCGAGCCCGTCAAGACCGAAGAACCGCAGCCGGAATCTTCCGAGCAGCCACGGGACGAGAACGGCCGTTTTGCCAAGAAGGAGGCGAACGAGCCGAGCGAGCCCGAGGTGACGGCGGAGGAAAAGCCGGTCGCTGCCGCGCCTGAGGAGAGGCCGCAGCGGAGCGAGAACCGCATCCCCCTTGCCGAGCATCTTTCCGTCCGGGAACGGGCGCAGAGGGCAGAGCAGGAGCGGGACCAGGAACGCCAGCGTCGCGAAGACCTGGAGCGCAGGCTTCAGGCCCTTGAGCGACAGAAGGTCGAGAAGCCAGAGGAGGCCCCGGACATATGGGCCAATCCCGAGGCGTTTATCGACCAGCGTGTGAAGGCGGTTCAGCAGCAGGCAGAAGCCGGGCACGAACGTGTCTCGCGACTGCTTGCGGTGGAGAAGTTCGGGGCTGAGGCCGTACAGGCCGCGCTCGGTGAATTGGAACGGCAGATGGCCACCAATCCCGGCGCGCGCTTTGAGCATCAGCGCATCATGGCGTCCGATCATCCCTATGGCGAGCTGGTCGCTTGGCACAAGCGTCAGTCCGTCCTTCGGGAGATCGGCGAAGACCCGGAAGCCTACAAGGCAAAGCTCCGGGATCAGCTCAAGAACGATCCCGAATTCGTCAAGACGATCATAGAGACGGCTCGCCAGTCGGCGCAGCCGGCCAAGGGCGCTCCCCAGGCAATCGATCTTCCGCCGTCACTGAACCGGACGACCGGTTCAGGCGGTCAGGTCGCGCCGAGCGCGCCACAGACCGAGGCGGAGATTTTCCGAGAACTCTACCCGCGCTGATGCCCCGAGAGGGCCGCGCGGGTGATTGGAAAGGGGCGCCGTCATGGCTCTCACCACTCCGCAGGCCAACAACAAGCTTGTTGTCTACACCAAGGAAATCAACCGCGAGATCACTCGCGAGAACATGTTCAGCCCGTACATCGGGACGGGCATGGACTCGATCATCCGCACGCGCTTCGAGCTGAAGAGCGGCGGCGAGCAGATCAACTTCCCCCTCGTCAAGAAGCTCGACGGTACCGCGAAGTCCACCGGCACGCTGACCGACCAGGAAGAGGCGGTCGACAACTACGGCATGCGTGCATGGGTCGATTGGGCCCGTCATGCCGTGGCTACCAGCAACGCCGACGAGCAGAAGGACTCGGCGGACATCTTCGGCGAAGCCAAGCCGCTGCTCTCGAGCTGGGCCAAGGAGCTTCAGCGCGACGAGCAGATCGAGGGCTTCATGGCTCTGCCGAGCGAGTCGGCTCCGGCCAACCTCGGCACGTCTGCCGGGCAGCGCGTCAACGGCATCGTCTATGCCGCTGCCACGTCCACCCAGCTCAATACCTGGGCCGTCGATAACGCGGATCGTGTGCTCTACGGCAACACCGTCGGCAACTACTCCGGCGTGCATGCCACCGACCTTGCCAAGATCGACACCACGGCGGACAAGTTCACCGCCGCATCGGTGTCGCTCCTGAAGCGTCGCGCACGGCTCGCCCGCCCGAACATCCAGCCGATCAAGATCAAGAACGGTTACGACTATTTCGTCTGCTTCGCCGGCACGACGAACTTCCGTGACCTCAAGGCGGACCTGAAGACCCTGAACGCCGATGCTCGCCCGCGCTCGATGGATAACCCCATCTGGCAGGACGGCGATCTTGTCTATGACGGCGTTGTGATCCGGGAAGTCCCGGAGATCGACACGTTCGTGGATGAGACGTGGGATTCGGGCATCGACGGCAACCTGAAGACCGGCGGCTATAGCGGCTCTCGCGTCGCGCCGGTGTTCTTCTGCGGCCAGTCGGCGCTCGTCATGCCGTGGGCGCGCATGGTCACTCCGACCTTCCGCGATGAAACCGACTATCAGTTCATCAAGGGCGTCGGCGTGAAGATGTGCTACGGCATCGCCAAGACCTTCTACAAGGATACGAGCACGGCGAACCTCGTTCAGTGGGGAATGGTCAACGGCTATTTCTCCGCGCCGGCTGATGCGTAAGGGGAGGGCGGATAATGACCCTTCCCTTCCGCACGCTTCCCGGCCTTGAGGGTATCGGCGCGCTCGCCCAACCGGTCTCCGGCTCGGTCGAGATCACCGATATCTGGCGGGCCAAGAACGCGCCCTACTACCGGTTGGACTTCAAGTTCAACAAGGCGCGCATCCCCGTCACGGACGGCACCACGAGCGGTTCCTACGGCTCGGTGAAGTTCTTCGATTTCGTGGAAGGTGCAATCATCTTCCTCGGCTCTCGACAGGACTACACGGCCTATGTCTGCGACGGCACCGGCGTTCCCAACGACACCGCATTCGAGATCGGCGTCGGTACCACGGCCATTGCGGCCGCAGCCGATGGCACGCTCGGGAACGGTGTCAACGAGAACGTCGGCCAAGCGGTCACGCAGACGCTATCGAGCGGCACCACGACCGGCACGGCCGTCACTGGCGGCACGGCGGTCAACGGCACGGCGACGGCGCTGGATCTGAACCTGAACTTTTCGGGCTCGGCGGCCACCGTCGACGGCGATGGCACTCTCGACGTGACCGGTACCTTCTCGGTGACGTTCGCCTTCATGGGCGACGACTGACAATAGCGCGGGGGCTTCGGTCCCCGCGCTTTCCTGTTGAGAGAGCGCCATGACCACAACGACGCAGCAACTCGCCGTGGACGTGCTTGAGCGCATCCCGGTAATTGGAGCCGACGAAACACCATCTGCGGCCGATGCGCAGACAGTGAAGCGTTTCTATTCCCGCACTCTCAAGGAACTCTGCGATCAGGGCCTCGCCTGGTGGGACGAAGAGGACATACCGGACGAGGCGTTTGAGGCGTTGGCGGACGTGCTTGCGGGCCGCCTCGCGCCTCGATGGGGCTATCAGCGTCCCGATCTTGAGCAGAGCGGCATGGCGCGGCTCCGCATCCTGTCTGCCGATGTGCCGACAGGCTTTCCCGTCACCGGCTCCTACTTCTGAGGATCACATGGCAGGCACCGTCACGACCATGCATTCCGGCGTTCGCTCGATGAGCATTGAGGCGACGGTGATCCGCGCCGATGGCCGTGTCGAGCGGTTCGGAACCGTGTCCTTTTACCACAAGAACCCGCTGCGCCGGCTGGCTTGGCGCCTTGGCCGGTTGCTCCGGCGCGTCTCGTAAGGAGAGACCATCATGGCTTCACTGGTTACCAATCTCGGCCTCGCCAACATCACGGCGGCGTGGCACGCCTACGCATCGCGGGCGAAATACCTGCAATGGGGCGAGGGCTCCGGGCAGGATGCGACCGACACGGCGATAGGCGACGCCGGCAACACGACCGAGAACCGCACGGACGGCACCACGTCGGTCCAGACGACCACGACCACGAATGACACCTTTCAGGTGAGCGGCACCATCACGGCGCTGGAATCGCTGGCGGTGACGGAAGTGGCCGCGTTCGATGCGGCCGGCACCGGCAGCCCGCCGACCGGCGGCAATATGGGCATCTATGGCGACTTCTCGGCCATCAATCTGTCCACCAACGACAGCATCGCCTTCACGATCAAGGTCGTGTTCGACCAGGCGTGACCTGAATGATCGGCGGACCTATCGGATGGCCCATAGGCGGGATTATCCCGTCAGGGTCGGAGATATTCGATCAGGAGGTCAACGCAGCCGTTGCCGCGTCCGTCACGATCCAGCGCCAGACGAGCTTTGCGGTCCTGGTCGACGCTGCGGTGGCGTCGAGCGTCGTCAAGGCCGTCTCGCACCATATGCAGGCCGCCATCGATGCGGGGGCGGCGACGGTAAAGAGCGTCGCAAAGCCTCTCTCCGCGTCGCTCACGGTCGGCGCGTCCGTCCTGAAGCAGACCGGGAAGATTGTCTCGGCCGCTGTCGATAGCGCGGCGTCAGTTCTCACCGGGCTCGGCTTCTTTCGGTCGATCACCGCCAGCGTGGGTGTGGCAGTCTCGCAGAGCCATGCCATCGGCAAGATGGTGGCGGCCCCGGTTGGTGTGGCGGGCGCCGTTCGCAAAGCCGTCACGGTCACGCTGAGTGCAGCCGGTGTGGCCGCCTCGGGGCGTGTTCTGAAGCGGGCAGGCAAGGTGCTGGCGGCATCCGTGTCCGTGGCATCAACAATGGATCGCATCAAGGCGCGGGTGCTCGATCTGGTCATGTCGGTCGCGGCGTCGGCGGGCGTCACCCGTCGAGCGGGCAAGGTTATCTCGGCCAATGTCGAAGCCGGCGCCGCTCTCATCAAGCAGGTGGGCAAGCGGGTTTCGGCCGGCGTCAGCAGCGTGGCGAGCACCCTTGCCGCCTACGTTCAGTTCTTCCGCCCGCGCCGCGTGGTCGCGAGCATCAAGGCAGGCCGGGGACGGAGTTCCATCCGCGCCGGCTCGGCAAGGACACGGATCGAGGACTAGCAAATGGCGTCATCGATCGTCACGCGCGGCAGCCGGGTCTATTTCACGTTCACCTTTCTCGATGAGAACGAGGATGCGGCCACGGTGACCTCCGCCACGCTGCAACTCACTTGGCCCGGGCGTGATGCCTATGAGACGACGGAACTGACGCTCTCCAAGACCGACGACGAGTGGAAGGCCGAATGGGATTCGTCCCCATCTCGGCCGGGCTGGGTCGAATACCACGCCCATGCTCTCTCCGGGCTGGATGCGCAGTTCACGCGCGACGGCCGGTTCCGGCTGCGCGGCAACCGCGCCAATCTCGACCATGACACGCTCCCTCGTGGTTCGTCCCTGTCGGACTACCCATGACCGCTATTCCTTTCCCCCTCCGCTCCAATCCGGCGCCCTTCAAGTTCATGGGCGAGGCGCGCCTGATCAACGCCTTCGCGGAGGAAATCGGCCCGGAGAATAAGACGCCGGTGGCGATCATCCCGATACCGGGACAGGCGACGTTCGCCAGCTTTGTCGAGACGGCATCGCGCGGCATGTTGCCCGTGCCGGAACTGGAAACGCTGTTCACCGTCCATAGCTCGACCCTCTACATGGTCGATGAGAACGGGGACGAAACCGCGATAGACGGCATTGTGGCCGGTTCGTCCCCGGTCATCATGGAGCGCGGCCCCGCCCGCTTCATGCAGGCCGACGTGACGATCTCGATAGCCTCGCCGGCCGTCATCGGCTGGACCAACCACAACCTGCCCGCCGACACGCCGGTCCAGTTTGCCACTACTGGGAGTCTTCCGACCGGGCTTGAGGCGGGCAAGACCTACTACGTCATTGCGTCCGGCCTCACGAACAACAGCTTCGAGATTTCCGAGACGGTGGGCGGTTCCGCGGTCAACACCACGGGCGGCCAGTCGGGCACGCAGACGGCGATCAGGGGCGAGGCGACCTACCAGGTTGTCATCGTCTCCGATGAGGTCACCTACTGCATCGAGGATGGGCATCTGTTCTTTGTCGATCTGCCGGAGCCCGCCGTCTCGGTGACCTACCTGAGCGGCCGGTGGATTTACGCCGCAGCGAGCGGACGTTTTTACTACTCGGCGCTCAACGATGCCCGCTCGGTGGATGCACTCTCCTATGCCACCGCCGAGGCGCGCCCTGACGGGCTGGTGAGGGGGCTGGCGGATCGCGGCGAGCTTTGGCTGTTCGGTGATGCCACGACGGAGGTCTACACGCCTTCTGACGATGCCGACGCGCCGTTCATCCCGCTCGGCGGCTCCTTCATTGACAAGGGCTGCGCGTCCAAAATGACGGTAGTCTCGTTCGACAACGCCCCTCATTGGCTCGGCCATGATGGGGTAGTCTATCGGGGGCAGGGCTACAACGCCGAGCGGGTCTCGACGCACCCGGTAGAGCGGGCGATCGCCGCCATTACCGACAAGACGACGATCCGGGCCTACACCTACTTGCAGGACGGCCATGCCTTCTACGTCCTGACCTGCCCGGACTGGACATGGGTGTTCGACGCGGCCACGAAGACCTGGCACGAGCGCAAGAGCTACAGCCGCAACGACTGGCTGGCGTGGCCGTATGCCTCCGCCTTCGGGAAGCACCTTGTTGGCGACAAGGCATCGGGCGCGATCCGCGAACTGAAGTCCGACACATGGACCGAGAACGGCCAGCCGATCCGGGTAGAATTGATCCTGCCGGACATTCCGGGCGAGAACATCTTCAACCGGCTTGAAATCGACGTGGCGACCGGGGTTGGCCTGAGCGTCGCCTCCACGACCCTCGGCTACGATCCGAAGGTGATGCTCTCATGGTCGGACGACGGTGGCTATACCTGGTCATCGGAGCGGATCGAGAGCATCGGGAAGCAGGGCGAGTATCACCGCACGGTCGCCTTCACCCGCATGGGGAAGTCGAAGAAAAAGGGCCGCCGCTACCGCATCGCCATGACCGATCCCGTCATCAAGGCGTTTGCCCTCGGTGACATCAAGGCCGAACAGGTGGCCTGATGCCTGTCTCGCAATTTCGCATGCCCAAGGCCGGCATGTTCGATGCCGGGGGGAGGCTGACCAAGGCCGGGCACAAGTTCCTGACCGGCGTCGAGACGGCAGTAAGGGCAAAGAGCGGCACCGCCAGCACCGCAGAGGAGTTCCTGACACCCGGCAATAGTGCCGTGCTCACCAGCGGCCTGTGGGAGGCCATGGCGCCGGAGCCCACGTCCCTGCATGACGTGTTCACGCCCGATCTCGGGCACAGGCTGGACTACGACATAACGCTGACCGGGGTCACGGTGATGCGGCTGCCGATCAATGTGCCATTGCCGGCGCTCCCGTTCTTCTCGGTGCTGTTCCGGCAGGACGCGGTTGGGGGACGCATCCTGCAATTCGACGGCGCGTTTCAGGGCGAGGGTATCGGCATTCTCGACAGTGGCCGCGACGCGACGCTCTGCGGCTTCAAGATGCTCACCGCGACTTCGTGGACCGGCTGGGCGATCAAGCTGCTGGAATTCGAGGTCTAGGATGCTGGACCATCCGCCGGCCATCATTCAGGTGCGCCCGGCTCTCGACCTGAGGCTGCACATCAACGGCGAGCAGGTCGAAAACCCGCTGCCGCGCGACTTCCTCGCGATGCCGCCGATTCTTCGGGCGACGGCCGGCCTTGATGAGTTGAGGAGTTACCTGCCGGCGGAATACCGGCTTCTGCCTGATGGCCTTCTCACGGGGCTGGTCTACGCCAATCTGCCGGGCTTCCCCGGCGCCATCATGGCGGGCAACGCCCGGATCAAGAAGGCCTGGCTCTACACGTCGAACGGCCAGTTTCAGGTTCCGGGCGACTGGAACCGGCGAGACAACATTGTCCACGCGGTCGGCGGCGGCGCCGATGGGCAGACCGGCAGTGCTAGCGGCTCGGGCAATTTCGCTGTTGCCCTTGGCGGCCCCGGTGGTGGCGGCGCAGCATGGGCCATGGTGCAGAACCGCAATCTGCCGGCATGGGACATGCTGGACGTGGTGATCGCGCCGGGCGGCACGTCAACCAGCCCGACATGGTTCATGGAGACGAATGTCCTTCTCGCCGCCAGCGGGGCAATGGGCTCCGGCAACAGCGGGGGGCAGGGCGGGCAGGCATCGTCCTGCGTTGGGGATCAGGCCCACAGCGGGCGCAGCGGCGACGGCACCAGCCAGTCGGTTGGCTCGCAAGCCTCCAGCTCCGGCGGACGTGGCGGGGGTGCCGGCGGCCCGCACGGGGACGGCACCTATGACGGTGATGCCGGCGAAGGCGGAATCGGGGGATCGATCACCAACCATGACGGCGGGGACGGCGTAGACGGTTCCTCAGGGGGCTTCAATCCCGGCGAGGACATCAATGCCGGGTCGGGCGGGAGCGGCTTTCTCGGCTTCAGCGATCCGCTCCCCGGCGGCAATGGCGGTCTCTACGGCGGCGGCGCAGGTGGCGGCGGTGCATCGACATTCGGCGGCGCCAGGGTCGGCGGATCGGGGCGGCAAGGCTGCGTGCTCCTGATCAACAACACGGAAGCATAGACATGGGCATTCCTCTCATCGGCGCGGTGGCATCCATCGGCTCCGCCCTCATCGGCGCCTATACCGCGTCGAAGGCTGCGAAAGCGCAGGCGGACGCCGCCCGGTACGCCGCCGATCTTGAGCGCAAGAATTTTCAGGACACGCAGAACCTCCTCACCCCGTCGATCAATGCCGGCAATCTCGCCCGCGACTATCAGCTTGGGGCTTTGGGGCTGCCCGGAAGCGTCGGCTACGACGAGGCGATGAATGCCTTCCGCACGTCGCCCGGCTACGAGTTCCAGCGCAATCAGGGCCTCAATGCCGTGCAGACGAGCGCGGCGGCAGGCGGGCAATTGTTCAGCGGGAAGACGCTCAAGTCGCTGACCAACTACGGGCAGGGGCTGGCGGATCAGGAGTTCGGCAACTGGTATGGGCGGCTCGGCGGGTTGTCGGGCTCGGGTGACGCGGCGACGGGCAATCTCGTCAATGCCGGGGCGAACACCACGAACAGCCTTGCCAGCCTTGCGACCTCGGGCGGCGATGCGCGGGCATCGAGCTACGCAGGCATGGGTGATGCACTCGGCGGCGGGCTGAACAATCTCGCATACCTAAGCGCGTACTACGGCGGCCCGAAGCGGCAACAGCCGTTCAGCGGCGGGAGCCTCTATTGATGGCAACGCTTCGTGATCTTGCCGGCTACGGTGGTGGGTTCGACGCCGGCCGATTCATTCAGATGGATCAGGCAGGCCAGCGCCAGCGTACGCTCTCCGAACTGGGCCAGCTTGCGTCCAAGGGCGACTTTCAGGGCGCCGAGAATGCGGCATGGGCTGGCGGGCAGACGGATATTGCCGCCCAGCTTCGCGGGATGAATCAGCAGGACCACGAGCGACTGGTGCAGGACACGGCGAGCTTTGCCCTGTCGGCCGATACGCCGGAGAAGTGGCAGGCGATGGGGCAGCAGTTTGCACAGGCGCATCCCGGCTTTGACATTCCTCCGTTTCAGGCTCGGCAGGCGCTCATTGATCGCGCCGTTCCTGTTGCCGAGAATCTGCGGATGCAGATGGAGCAGCGGAACGCTGATCGGAGCTATGGGCTTCAGAAGCAGACGCTGGAACAAGGCAAGGTCTCTCCCGGCTATCGCATGAAGCCGGACGGGAGCGGGTGGGAACCCATTCCGGGCGGCCCTGCCGATCCGGCGCAGGCTGGTGCGCTCGCCTCGAAGACCAGCAATACCCAGTTCGACAACATCTCCGGCCTTCGCAAAGAGGTTCAGGGGCTTCCCTCGTACAAGAACTACGCGCAGGCCTATCCCATCGTGAAGGCGATGGCCGACACCTATAACACCGACTCGAAGGCGTCGGACCTCAACCTCGTTTATGGCCTCGGCAAGATTTTTGATCCGGGCTCGGTGGTCCGCGAGGGTGAGATGGTGATGGTGAAGGACACGGCCAGCCTCCCCGATTGGCTGGTCGGCGCCATCAATGGCGTCAACGGCGGCGCCCGGCTCCAGGCGTCCACCCGGCAGGCAATCCTCCGAGAGGCGATCAGTCGCGCGAACCAGTACAAGCAGGCCTATGATCAGGACGCTGGCCAGTATCGGGGCATCGCCGATCGCTACAAGATCAATCCGGACGACATCATGCCGAATTTCGGCGCCGTTCCCGAGATGCCGGGTAATCTGCCGGCGGTCAGCGGCGGCGATCCTTTGGGCATCCGCTGATGGGCGCACTTGCTGACGTTCGCGCCAAGCATCCCGAGTACAACGATCTGTCAGACCAGCAGCTCGCCGATGGGCTGTACAAGAAGTTCTATTCGGACATGCCGCGTGCGGAGTTCGACCAAAAGGTCGGATTGCAGCAGCCTCAGGGCGGTTCAATCATCGATCCGATCATGCACGGACTCTTGCCGTTCGCTGATGAAGCGGCGGGCGTCGTCGGCGGCGTCGTCGGCGCGGTGACGGGAGATGGCTTTGAGAAGGGCTACACCGACACCGTGACGAAGGCGCGGGCCAACTACGATGCGTACAAGGAACGTCACCCAGACATTTCGACCGCTGCCGAGATAGCGGGCGCAATCCCGACCGCTCTTGTCCCCGTTGGGGCGGCTGCCAAGGGCGCGACCATGATGGCCAAGGTCGGCCGGGGTGCGCTCGGTGGAGGAACGCTCGGCGCGCTGTATGGGGCTGGCGAAGGCGAGGGCGGAGAAGATCGCATCCGCCAGGGGGCGATTGGATTGATAACCGGTGGCGTGGCGGGCGGCCTCGCTGCTCCCATCGGCGCGGCGGTCGGTCTCGGCGCCAAGGGCGTCATGCAGGGCGCTCGCAAGATTGCCGGCAAGGGGGCCAGCACGGCCGACAAGCAGATTGCCGAGGCGATTGCAGCCGACGCTGCCGATCCGGCCTCCGTTGCCGCGCTCGGCCCCGAGGGCATGGTCCTTGATACCGGCCCCAATGCCCGCCAAATGGCGCAGGCGGTCGCGGTGCGTCCCGGCGAGGGGCAGAGCATTGTCCGCAAGGCGGTGGCGGACCGAAAGGCCGGCGCCAGCCAGCGTATCGATGACGCGATCACCAATGCTTTCGGCGCCAAGGTCAACCTCGGGGATCTGATCACCGACCAGATCGCCAAGCGGAAGCAACTGGCCGATCCGATCTACGAGGCGGCAAAGCGAGAGCCGATCCAGGTCACGCCCGAAATTCAGGCGGTGCTCGACACCCCTGCCGGCAAGGCCGCCACGGCCCGCGCGAAGGTCATGTCCAAGAACGAAGGCATCACATGGCAGCCGGACGTTCGCGGCCTCGACATGATCAAGAAGGCTTTTGATGACACGATCGAGTACGGCAAGCGGCAGACGCGCGGCGCGAACGGCGTGCGCATCATCACGAAGCTGAAGGACGATCTCGTCACCGCAATGGATGATCAGGTCCCGCTCTACAAGCAGGCGCGGGCGGCGTTCGAGAGCGAGAGCGAGATCAAGGACGCGCTGATCGAGGGGCGGAAAATCTTCTCGAACAATCTTCATCCGCAGGAACTAGACCGGATGCTGACCAGCATGTCGCCGGCCGCGAAGGACGCCTATTTGCAGGGCGCGCGTGCTGCAATTGCCGATACGATGGCGACCGCGAAGAACGACGCGCTGGCCGCCCGCACCCTGTTCGACAAGGGCTTCAACCGGGACAAGACGGCGCTCGTGCTCGGCCACAAGCAGGCGGATGACCTGTTCCAGAAGCTTTCGGCCGAGACGAAGTTCTCCCATACCGCAACGAAGGTGCTCGACAATAGCGAAACGGCTTCGCGCCTCATGGGGCAGGGGCCGATTGGGCAGGGCAAGGTTGCTCAGGCCGCTGAAACCGGCGCCAATGCATACGTCAACGGCGGCTTCTTCGGCCCATTCCGCGCCGGTGTGGTCGGCCTCACTCGCTCGCTGATCCGCGCCGTGTCTGGTGGCGCTCAGGACAAGGTGATCACCGAGATTGCCAAGCGGCTCACAGCTTCCGGCGCGCAGCGGGACGAAGTACTTAACGCCGCTCGCCTGCTCCTGTCTCGCCAGAAGAGCGATGCGGCGCTGGCGTCAAAGGTCAGCGATGTCGTCACCAAGGCGCTTGACGTGGGGAACCGGGCGACCGCCGTTGTCCCCGCCAAGCGGGAACCGCTCAAGGTGTGGGTCGGCGCGCCGTCGCCTGGCTATCAGTAGCTTGTCGAGCCAGATCAAGCCGACCGCGCCGACCATGATGGCTGCGGCGAGAAACACAAGGACCGGCGTAGAGAGCATCCGGGCGCCAGTGTTCACGGCCCATCCGATGCCGAGCATGATGGCGGCATAGACCACAACCACGATGATCTTGATCGCGATCATTGAAGAGGAAGATCGGAGTAGCGCATGGACATCATGGAACTTCGTCTAGAAGCACTGAAGCTCGCCCGCTCTGCGTTTGGTGGCACCCACGCCTCGGCGGACCTTCTCGTCAGCGAGGCCGACAAGATTATGCGATTTCTGGGCAGCGGCAAGGCTCCGCCAGAGAACGCCGTGGAACTGTTGCCGCTATCGCCCAACACAAAGCGCAAGCTCGTGGAGCGGCTGACGAAGCCGGGACGGGAGTACCTGAAGAAGAAGGGCGCCTGA